TTCACTTAGGTTTTGTCCTTGTGCTTTAGCGTCGAGACCCGATACCGCCTTTATTAAACTATCGGCAGCACCTGCGGTTCGTAATTTGGCAATTGTAACCATAAAGTTAACGTCCCTACTAATATTTTCCGTTAAAGTAACTTGTTTTCTAACCAACTCACCTTCGTCCATTTCTTTAAATTGTTCCCTATATTTTAAGAGTTGGTTAACCCCTTCTTGACTTAATTTATCTAACTCAACCGAAGCACCACCAAAGGCCTTCTGTAACTCAGGAGTCATAAGTTCTACCTGCATCTTACCGTCTTTCATTCGTGATATATTCGTAATAAATTCTTTATCTTCATCACTTATATTCGAACCTTCTAATGAAAGCATCGCAGATAACCTTTCCTGACCCGCAATTGCTGATTGCGTTACGTCTTTAAGGTCAACACCTAAAGCCTTTGCAATGTCTCTCGCTTGTCTAAGGTTTGCCCCCGTAACTTCAAATCCACCTGTTTCGGTATTGTATGTTGCTAAATTTTGACTTACACCCTCCAAAGCCCCTGATAATCCTTCTACCTCGTTAGTTGCCATATACATTAATCTAAGTGGGTCATTAAAATCACCAAAAGCAGCACCTAAAACTTGTAGGTTTGCGGATAAATCTAATGCACTTTCAGGGTCAAATACCTTATCTGCAACTTTGAAAACGGATTCAAGTGAATATCTCATCTCTGTTGCTCTTCTAACCATTTTTGCTAAACCTTCGGAACCATTTTCGAACCCGTATTCGTTTAGTTTACCAATGTTTTCCATCATTCCCTTAATTGTGGTTCTAGATTGTAACCCCAATTCTAATGATTTTTTACCCGCATCGGCAATGGATTCTTGAGCTTCTGCGGCACCAATACCCACTTTTTCAAACTCAGCATATGATTGGACAATTTCACTCATATCCATCCCGTAAGCGGTTGCGACTTCACCCGCTCTTACTAACATATCAGTACCCACTAATGCAAAACGACCTGTGGTTTCAACTAATTGTCCTGCCGATTTGGTTAATTCTTTAAATGGTATCCCCATTCTAACTAATGCTGGTTGAGCTTCAGTTAATTGTTCTCTAAAATCGTTTGATAGTTCACCACTTAAACCTAATTGTTGATTTACCTGTGAAAGTAAATAACTTTGTTCTTTTACATAACTCTGCATGGTTTTAACCGCAGTTTCACCAATTGCGCTAAACATCGAGGAAACAATATTTTCCCCACCACCTTTATTTCTGTTTTGAGAATATGATTTTAGAAGTGTGTCAAAAGCACCCGAATCTGAAGGGGCTTCCGCTTGATAAAGTGACCCTTCTAAACCATTCAAAAGCATTTCTTCAAGATCCGTTAATCCACCTGATTTTGGTGTGTCATTACTATTCGTACCAAAAGAACTTGTAGTATTATCGTTTTTTGATTTAAGTTTTGAAATCGCCGCCTGTATAGAAGACCTATCTCGACTATTGGAATTATTCAACTTTTCTGTTAAGAGTTGTATTGCTGCTTCGGTTTCTTTATCCATAGTCTATAAATATCTAATCAGAAGATTTTTCCAACTCTATTATTCTTTCAATGTAGTATCTCCTTAAGAAAGTTGGCATTTCAAGAATATCTCTATGACTAAACCCCTTTTTTATTAAAAAAATTGTTTCAGTATATTGCGCTTTTTTATAGTCCGTAGAAAGGACGAAAAAACTCCACCCCGAAGTCTACATTGAATGTGACTAATTCTCCTGATGGGGCGATTACTTTTTGGGTCAGATCGACACCGGGTTTATTTTCTTTAACGTATTTTCTAAAATTTTGAGAATCTACTATTGGTAATGTTTCGACAAAATTTCTAATTGCCATCATATCATTATTACCTTTAATACTTTTGATTAATTTTTCTAATCTCTTGGTTACTGTAGGTGCAACACCCAACCCATTCCAACTCTTAGAAAGATCTTCAATTTCCTTCTCTTCTTTTTCAGTTAAGAATTTGAAGGTTACATCCACTTTAGATTTTTCCATAAAATATGGGTATTCTTTATTAGAATCCTCAACTAAATTNAATTCTTTGTAGTTTAATTCACCTAAATTAATTTCGTGATCAAATAACTCATCGGTTTTTGGGTCTTTTAGTTTTACCTTTAGTTCAGGACCGAATGCAGTTGTTCTAAGAAAAATAAGAATTGCTTGTTTATCTTCAATAGTAATTTCATCAACGGGTAATTCTTTTGTTAAAATTTTCCTGTTTAAAAGTTCTGTTATCACATCACCTTTTGCAACTAAGTTAGGTGAAGATAATATATTTTCGTCCGAGGCCGTTAAGTATGCAACCTTCACGGACTTAACACCAGAAGGATACATAATACCCCTACTTGGTAACTCAACCACATCGTAAGCTACGGTGGGGTCAATTCTTAAATGTTCATTATTTTCCATAACCGTATTTTACGAAATAAATATGGTAAAGTAAAGTTATATAACGAAAAAAGAGAACACATGTGTTCTCTTTTTATATTTTCGACAGACTTTATTTTTTTTAGTATACTTGGATACATCTATCCATCCTTAGTGTACAATCAATAGTTGCTAACGCATCGTTGTTGTAATCTAATTCGTTGAAATTTAAATCAGTCATAAATGTTCCTTGTAGAATCCATTTTTCAACCACAACACCTGTTGGGTCTAACATTTCCAATTCAATATCTTTTTTATATCCAGCAGCATAACCCATCCTACCTGTTACTGATTCAGCGTGTAATCTAAACCATTCCATTAGTGCTTGAGATGCAGAAGGACCAATTGGGTCTTTAAACTTTACTCTTATTTCATTCCAAGTGAATCTACCTGCAACATATGTTGAAGTATTTAAAAAAGGGATTTCTACAGAGTTAATTTTTGCACTCGGTCTTGCAGCCGAAGTAACATACCATTCGTTTATACCTAATGATGAAGGAAATCTAACGATAAATCGGTTAACTCTTTTCGGTTCGTAAGGAACCGGCATTTTCATTAATAAATCTGCCATGTCTATATAATTTGTATATTTGTTATTCTTTATTATAAATATAACCTATGAGGAAATATTTTTTAGTTTATTTTTAAAATTGAGTTGACTATGTCAAATATTTTTCGTATTTTTTTTATTACCCAGTAAATACTAGTATAATTTATATATATTTTAAATATTAATATAAAAACAACTAGTATAAGTACTAGTACATTCTGGGTGTCATCTCAATTTTTACTTTTTGGATAGGGGAGTACTTTCGTACCCCCTTATTCTTTTTTATTAAATATTCTCAAATGATGCTCCTGTTGGAGTAATTAAGAATTCTACATCTATAAATTCAAGTGCTCTTGTTGGTTTAACATAAATCTTACCTCTAAGTGTATTTGCATCTATATCTTCCGGATCGTTTGATACTGTTACTCTAAACTCGTATAAACCTCTTTCTTTTTTAATTGATTCCAATATTGGATTAACTAATCTTAAGAATTCATTTCTTACTTGTTCATCGTTTTGTTCAAATAGTAACCTTACTGCCACTGCCGATATCAACTTTCTTGCTCTTAATAGTAATCTTCTTACGTTGATTCTATCTAATGCTGATTCTCTTACCTGTAAAGTTTTATTACCCCAAATTATTGTACCGGTGTCCGAGAACGTGGCAATTGGGTTAATTCTTGCTTTATAAAGATCATCTCTATTATCTAAAGTTAATTTTCTTTTCGCTTTAATTGCGTTAACTAAACCTCTTTGGTAACCCGCAACTGCGAACCATGGGTAAGATACATTATCTGTTAATGCAATGTTTTTAACAACTTCCCCTGTTGGAGGTAAGAATAACTGTGTTGCGTTATCCCCATCCCTTACTTGTATCCAAGGCCAATATGTTGCTGTGTAGTTAGTGTCTAAATCAACAGTATCTAATTGGTCAATAATCTCTTCAACAGTATCAGTGTTAGGTGAATTTACAATATATAATGAATCGGCTCTTTCTTCTTCAATCATATCGATAGTTTGATTAACTAATGAACTATGGTTATAGAAGTCTAATCCCGGTGTTGCAAATATGTTAATATCTACAGATTCAGGGTTAGAATACGTTTCAATTGCTTGAAGGTATGCATAATAATCAGAGTTTCCTACTGAACTACTGAACACACCATTATTTGTTGTGTGACCAGAAACATAAGTATTTTTACCAAAAATGTAACCGTCTCCGTTAGTTCTCGTACCTCTATAGATATCCCAACCGTCGAAACCACCACAAACACCGAACGTGAATTTTCTGAATGTCTTACTATCTAACTTTCCTTTATCACTCCCCTCTAAATCGTAAGGAGTAGTTTTGTACCCTATTGAAGAAGCCGAAGATGATAAGTGGAATCCGTGTGTTGTAAGGTTCGCACTATTTCCTTTATAATTAAATAAGTCGGCATCAATACCAACTTGTGTTGATAAACCTAAAGTTACTTTTCTAACTTTATCTCCGTTTGTTAATTCAGGTTCACCTAAAGATGAATAACCAATTACCCCACCTGCGTCGTAATACTCAGTTTTATATAAAATAGAACCAATTTTATTACCACTTATTGAGTCTGAGACAAACCCCTTAAAACCTGCAGGAAATGCATCAACTGGGTGTTCTTCAGCTAAATTTAACATTATGTATTTAGAACGTAATTCATATTCTCCATCAGAAGTACCGATTTTTCTTGCAATATATCCAGGTAAATCAGGATTCATTGAACATCTTGAGAATTTTTCCAACCCGACTTGATTTTCATCTGTGTCGTTAAAGTCTCTTACAACTAAATCGAATTCTCCTGTTTCGATATCAATATTCTGTATTTGAATTTTTATTTGGTTGTTTGCTGCGTCACCATCAGATATACTAATAACACTGAATAAGTCAGCAACAGTACCACCTCGAACTTCCGATACTACAGTTGGTGAAGCCGGAGTTTCCCACTGATTTAAGAAGTCATTGTTAACATCGTGTTCAGTTACGGAAGTACTCAAACCTCTTACTAAACCTAAATTATAAAGTGATTTAAGTAATTTTGGGTATTCCTCAAAAACATAAACAGGTGTATCACCTTTCTTTTTGTCAAATACATCAACACCTAAAACTTTACTCACGTATTTTGTAGATGACGTGTCCATACTACAAGTAAATGTTTTACTTCCACTTGTTTCACCAACTGCGGTTAATGTAAACTCACCTAATGGATTATCATTAATTTCAGAAGACGTTATTGAAACGTCACCTGTAGAAACTTCTAAATTAAGAACCTCACCATCATAAGAACCTCTTGACCTTAATGCCAATACTGTTAATTGATCGTAATCTGAATTAACCGACGCTTCATATTCATACTGTGTTATAACCCAACCATTATCTGTTGTATCAAAAACAAAAAGGTAAGAATAAACACCATCAATAACCGACAATCCGTTAGTCTTAAAAAAAGTGTTATACCAGTTATTATTTTTATTAGAACCTATTGGTCCTGCAATTTCTTTGGTGTCATCTAAAGACGATAAGTCAGAAGATTCGGTATATCCAATAGTAAACCATGCACCATCTTGAGGTGTAAGGTCTTGGATAAATTCAGGAACTGTATTACCGTCAACCGACGTCTTATTCGATAAAACGGAATAGAATGTCGAAGTTGATATATCAGTACCTGTAGACGTTAATGTCTCTGTAGTACTATTTTCAAGTGTTGTTGTAACACTAATACCACCTAGAGTACTTATTGAGAATGTTTTTGTTGTTTTGTATCCTGTTAAACCAAGAACCCTTGTTACAAAAAGTTGATTAGACTCCTGTAAATATGATTTTGCTACATAACCTAATTCGTATTTAGGGTTACCGTCTGAGAATTTTATTGGAGTTGTTGGTCCAAAATATGTTTTAAATTCGTCAAAATTTCTTATTAGTATAGGTTCAAATGCCGGACCTTGTAGGGTCTCACCGGCTAAACCTAATGTAGTTACTCCCACACTTTGAGCTACGAACGTTAAGTCCTTTTCTGAGGTGTAAACACCTGGAGAAACGAATACTCTGTTTGAATTTGCCATCGATTATTTCAATTAAATATTTTTATTGTTAACTATAAATATCTTCGTTTTTAGTAAAGATTTCTCAAGTTTTTTATTTTGGTATATTTAAAGATAATTTTTTATCTATATTTATCTTTATGAACACTTCAAAAACTAAAAACATCAAAATAAGTGAGAGACATCACGACAAGTTAAAAAACCACTGTGAAAAGCACGGTTTTAAAATTTATAGGATTATTGAAAAATGGATTGACTCAAATTGTAGTGAGAGAAAGAATAGTTTATACGACGAATAATTAATGTAAATAAGTAACATTAATTTTTGAACCAACTCTCGGGGTACCTAGCAGTTCTATTGTTGTTGAACCGGTGATTTCAAATCCACCACCCTCATTTTGTTGTAGTCCGTTAATATCTAAACTAATTACACCACCAATAAAATTTGATGTGGTTATTATATTAGAACCGTCGTATGTAAATGTTTCTGTAGTAACTTGTCTAACATCTCCCTCCTGATCAATGAAAACACTACTTCTACCCTTATAATAAGTTATTGTAATAATATCACCTTCTCTTGGTTTATCCACAAATGTTATTTTAGAGGTTAAGGCAACGTGGTAATATGATGTG